AGCGTCACAAGGTGTTCTTCGCCCGCCTCACTCGCCGTCGAGGCGTCGCGGCTCTCCAGGCTGGCAATCGAGATGCCGGGCCGGTGCGACCCCGTGTGCAGATGATCCCGTACGCCGCCATCCCCGAGCAGCAGCAGCAACTCGGCATCGCCCGCAAGCCTCTCGTAGATCGCCTTCTGCAAGGCCTCAGCAGCGCTCATCGTCCCTCCTCCGTGCAGTCACACACCAGATAGCGCCCCGTTTCGTCCGGATCGCGAAAGGCCCGCACAGCGAAGATCCGCAGGCCCTTGCGAAACCGCATGCCCGCCGCGAGGTCATCGCGGAACCGGATCCAGATGCGATGCGTCACGGTAAAGACCTGCTCGTCCGCGCGCTCTTCGTGCCCGGATGAAACTGGCTCGATCCGCGCCCAGAGCGAGGTGAGGACGGAAAAACCCGTGACGACACCGCCCTGCCCGTCGCTCACGTCATCGCGTATCTCCAGTTCCAGGCGCGCCGACATCTGCCCCGGATCGAGGGTGATCGCTCGCATGGTCAAAGCCCCCGCCGGCGAAACGGCGCGATCAGCCGGTCGTATCCGGCCGGCACCGCCGCCGGCTGGTCGTCCGGGGCAACCGCGCCACGGAACTCGTAAAGCAGCGCCAGATGCAACAGCATCGCCCGCTTCAGCGTGTCCGGCACGTCGGCGCCGGTTGCGCCGAAACCGGCGGAAAAATCGATTTCGATGCCATGCATCGCCCGTCCAGGCGCGGGCTGCTTGGGCAGGACGAGCCGCGCCGGCCGCGCCTGCCCCGTCAAGCAGGAAGCCGGAGACCTCGATCTCTCCCGGCATGCCGGCCGCATCGTAAACCGTAACCGCCTCAATCGTTTGCACCGGCCCTCTGACAATCTGAACCACCCGCGACCGCGGCCAGTCGTCGAGATAGAGCCGGAAGCTGCGCGTCAAAAACGCCAGCCCCGTCTCCCGCTCCAGATGCTCGCGCGCCGTGCGGATCAGGGCTGAAATCAGTGCGTCCTCGGCGCCGCTGTCGAGGCGCAGATGCGCCTTCGTCTCGGCAAGCGTCAGCGGCTCGCCGATGGGCGGCGTCAGTTCACGAATGGTCATGGAAATCTCCGTCGAGAGCAATTCCAGCGAGCGTTTTCGCGGCTCGGAGAAAACGGAAATGCTCGAAAGGCAGAAAAGATGGACGGACGCGGTGGGAGGGGTGCCGCGTCCGTCCCGGCGCCAGGCGGCAGGGAAAACCGCCGGCGCGAAGGCTGAGACCCCTTGGAGAAAGGGCCGCCTTACGTTTTTTTCAAGATGCCGCGAATTTTACGAGCTTGATAGCCTCGAAATTTTGCACTCCGCCGCCGACGCGCTTGGTCGTGTAGAACAGCACATAGGGCTTGGCGGAATAGGGATCGCGCAGCACCCGCACGCCGGTGCGATCAACGACGAGATAGCCGGCGGCGAAATTGCCGAAGGCGATCGAGGTGCTGTTGGCGGCAATATCCGGCATGTCCTCGGCCTCGGCGATCGGGAAGCCCATCAGCGAGGCCTGCTGGCCGGCCGTCGCCGGCGGCCGCCACAGGTAGTTGCCGTCGGCATCCTTGAATTTGCGGATTTCGGCCTGCGTCTTGCGGTTCATCACGAACGAAGCATTCTGCCGGTGCCCTGCCTTCAGCGCATAGATCGTGTCGATCAGCGTATCGGACGGGCCGCTCGCCTTGAAGGCGCCGCTCGCACCCGTGGCGATATAGCCGATATTGCCCCAGCTCCAGCCGCTTTCTGCGACATTGGTGTAGCTCAGGAAACCCTTCGGCTTGTTGGTGCCGTCCCCGGTGACGAAGGCGGTGCCTTCCTGCTCGCCGAAGGCGATGTCCACCTCCGAGGCGATCCAGTTCTCGATATCGACCGCCGCGTCGTCGAGCAGCGCTGCCGTTGCCGCCGGCATGGCGTAGAGTTCCATCGTCGGAAAGGACAGCTCGGCCAGTTGCGGCGTCGTCGTCTGCGGCCGCGCCGCCGTTTCCGCCACCCAGCCGGTCGCCATGCCGGCAAGCGCAAACGGCTTCTTCAGCACCGCACCCGAAACCTGCCGGACCGTGGCCATCGCCCGGATCGGCGAGACCACCGAAAGGCGGCGGCCGATCTCGGTGTCGGTCTCGTTCGGCACCAGATAGCCGCCGTCGCTCGCCGAGCCGATCGAAAGCGCCTTGGCCTCCAGCTCGCGCAGAGCCTGCTCGTCGCCGCGGCGGATGTAGCTTTCGAAGGCCGCCTTGTGCTCCGACGCCTCCAGGCTTGCCTCACCGCTGCGGCCGAGCGCGGGCCGCGCCTTCTTCAGCGCCATCTGGTCGATCAGCCGCTTCTGCTCGTCCATGGCGCGGCTGATGCGGTCCATCTTGTCGCGGGTGACGACATCGGCGGTCAGCTTGCCTTCCAGCTCGCAAAGCCGCCGGTCGTTGGTTTCCTTGAACGCCTCGAAGGCACCCATGAAATCCTCGAAGGCGGCGGTCATCGTCTCCGGCCCCATCTTGATCTCGGGAGCACCCTTGATCTCCGGCGCCACCTTGATCTCGGGGGCAGCCTTGATCTCCACTGCCACACTGCTCGTCCTGCTCATTGGCATTTCCTTCCTGTCAGAGCTTCATCATCCGGGCCGCCCGCCGCATGGTGCGCACGAGCTCCGTTTCCTTGTCGCGGAAGAACCGCGCGTTCTTGACGTTCGAGACCCTCGCCGAAGGCAGCATCGGGAAGGTGACGATCGAGATTTCCCAGAGGTCGGCCTCGAGGATGCGGCGCACGCCGCCCCTGTCGGTCTTCGCCTTGACGGTCTGGAAGCCGATCGACAGCCCGTCGAGCGCGCCAGCCTTCATCAGCTGGTGCACTTCCTGGGCGCGGGCGACGCCGGGCGAAAGCAGCCCCTCGACATAGAGCCCGCGCGCGTCCTCGCGGATCGTCTTCCAGGCGCCGAGCGGCTCGCCCGGATCGTGCTGGAACAGCATGCGCACGCCACCGGCGCCACGCCGGGCAAGCGATTGCGAAAACGCCCCCGGCTCGATCGCGTCCTTGCCGAGATCGACCTCGCCGAAGATGCTGGCATAGCCGGAAAAACGCCCCTCGCCGGTCAGCCCGGAAAGCGTCAGATTGGCAAACTTCTTCGTTCGCCAGACAGGCAAGCTGTCAGTCGTCATGAGTATCTCCAGGTTTGAAAGGGATGGGCCAATAGGCAGTCGCCACTCGTTCCGACTGCCTACTGGCTACTGCCTATTGGCTACTGCCTGGCTACTGGCTACGTCGCCCAAGCCTCTCCGCGATCCGCACCGCGGCCCCCAGCGCCCACCAGGCGAGAAGGCTTGCAGCGGCCGATCCGGTCAGCATCACCTCGGTGCCCGACAGGCTGCCGGCAATGCCGAGCCTGGAGACGATCCAGAGCCCCGCCGGCCCACCGAAGATCAGTCCGCAGGCCAGGCCGGTGAAGAAGCGGGAACCCGCCTCGCGCTTGCCCTTCGGCAGCATATAGACAAGCGATACGGCAGCACCGGCTGCCGAGCCGATACCCTTGGCGGCCCAGAGGCCGGGGTCATTGCCAAAATCAGCCATTTGTTAAGCCCTTGATGCTACTGTTGGAATTGTCAAAGTATGACATAACGGCAGCCAACTGCCGCAACGGAAGGCCATGCCTTACGCAGAGTCAGGACAGGCAAAATGCCGAGTCATTTGAATCGGTTGCGGTCCGCTTTTGAAAGGTTGAACCAACAACTTCAGAGCTTGATTCAACCGCGCAGGATTTTCTACGCAAAACTGCGCACCAAACCGTTGATAATATTCCACTTGTTATATTTCGAACTGATCAGGCAATTCGTCGTTCTGGTCCGGAACGCGCGGATTTTGCCGGCCATGTCGAATAGCGACGACAATGATGACGCCGTCAATTTCGGTGTAGTCGATGACATAGGGCGGGGACACGTACCGCCTGACACCAGGCACCATTGGGACTGCCTGACCGGACTGGGGATAGTCTCCGATGATCTCTGCCGCCTTCCGGATCTGCCGAACCGTCGCTCTGGCCGCTCTCTTGTCGAAACGACCAAGATAGGCCTGTTCCGCCTTGAGATAGGCCATCGCCCGTTCGGAGAACCTGATTTTCATCAGGCGGCGTCGTCTTCAGCCAGCCGGTCCAGTTCACCCAGAACCGCATCGAGGTCGTGGACCTTGCCGTCCTTGACGTCCTGAAGGCCTTGTGCGATCTCGAGAATGTCGGCACCTTCGTTGAGAAGATAATACCGCATGGCCCGCACCATCACCCAGCTGCGGGATCGATCGGCGGTTGCGGCGATCGTTTCGATATCGGCAAGCACATCGACGGGAAGACGCAGCGCGATCGGATCGGACAAAACTGGCTTGGCCATCATCGCCTCCATTTGTTATACAGCGTATTACAAAATAGCAGCGATCATCCCGGCCCTCAATACCCCACCGCCTGTCGCTTCTCCTCGTCGGTCAGGAAATCCGCGTCCTTCACCCGGGCCCAGACTTCGCTGCGCTCCCCCGTCAACCCGGTCACCTGGTCGAGATCCGGCACCAGTTTCAGCGTCTCGCCGAACCGCGCCGACAGCCAGCCGGACAGCGCCGAGGCGGTGCGGCCGATCAACGGCAGCACCGTCAGCCGGTAGAAGGCCCGGTTGGCCTCCTGGTAGTTGGCATAGGTGTTGTCGCCGGGAATGCCGATCAGCATCGGCGGCACGCCGAAGGCGAGCGCTACGTCGCGTGCCGCCCCGTTCTTCGCCTCGACGAAATCCATGTCCTTCGGCGACAGCCCCATCGCCTTCCAGTCGAGCCCGCCTTCGAGCAGCAGCGGCCGGCCGGCCCGCATCGGTCCGGAATAGCCTTCGTCGAGCTCCGTCTTCAGCCGGTCATACTGGTCGGCGGACAGATTGCCGCCCTCCTTCGGCTGATAGACGAGCGCTCCCGAGGGCCTGGCCGAATTGTCGAGCAGCGACTTGTTCCAGGTCGCCGCCGCATTGGAGAGATCGAGCGCCATCTGCGCTGCCGCCAGCGGCGGAAATCCGAGATGATCGTCGAGCGGGTGAAAGAGCCGCAGGTGCAGGAGCCCGCCCTCACCCGCCGCGATCCGCCGCAGATGATTGCCGACCCGGTAGTCATAGGCCTCCGGCCAGCCGTCCCGTCCTTCGCGGATGCTCACCCGGTCCGGACGCAACAGATGCAGTTCGCGCAGTTCTTCGCCGACGCTGACCGCATCGACATAGGCATTGCCCGAAAGCAGCAGATGGCCGTAGAGCGTCTCCAGGAAATCGACCCCGGCCATGCGGCCGTTCGGCCGCGCCAGGAGCGAAAGCAACGGGTGCTCGCTGCGCTCCCCGGTCCCTTCGTAGAGCAGCAGCGGCACCGCTGCCGCCGCTTCCGAAATCAGCCTCACCGCCCGGTGCGCCACCGGGTTCCTCATGAAGCCCTCGCGCGCCAGTGCCGCATAGGACCGCCCGGTCCAGTGCGCCCGCCCCTCATGCGCAATCGCGATGAAGCCGGACGCCGCCTTGGTTTCGGCCACGCGCCCGCTCTCCGCCGGGCGCCGCCACGGCAGACGAAATGGATTTTTCATGATGTCCTCGAATGCACCGATGAGTGCGATTTGAAATTGAGAGATGCGTTTGCCGCTGGCCTCTCACCCCTGCCCCTCTCCTCGCAGGCGGGGAGAGGGGGAAATCGGAGTGTGCCGCTTGTCCCTTCTCCCCGTCACAACGGGGAGAAGGTGCCCGGCAGGGCGGATGAGGGGCAAGCGCGGTGTCACAATCGACGCAAAGCCTCAAGCAGCAGACCGTCCGACCGCCGGTGGAGCGCCCGATGCGAGCCGGAGCGCTGCGAGATACCGTCGGCCGTAGCTCGCCACCAGCTCCGCCTTGTCGCGGCCGTTGATGATCCGCCGCGCGCCCGTCCAGCTCTCTCGCGAAAGAGAGAAGTAGTCGCCAAGCCTCTTGCCGGTAAAGGCCCCGCTCTGCATGCCGGCAAACAGGATATCGACAGCGACCGGCAGTTCCATTGCCCGCTCGGGATTGGCCAGCAGATCGATCCCTGTCGCCTGCGCCATCTTCGCGTAGTTGACCTTGTGCGTCAGTTGCACCAGCCCCCGCCCGAGCCAGCTTTTGCCCTCGCGGTCCCGCCGCCAATAGGGCGTGGACACCGAAGGCAGTCCGCCCTTGCGAAACTGGGCCTCCAGAATGGCGATCGCCCGCTCGTCGCTCGTGGCGAAGGTTTCGCGCACAGGCTGCATCGTCCGGCCCGTCTCGTGATGTGCGGTCGCCAGCATATAGGCGAGCCAGCGCCTGTCGGCCGGCTCCGGCATCCGCCCCCAGCGATCGAGAATCGCCGCCAATCCATCCACCTGGCCCTGTTTCAAGGCACCGTCGAAGAGTGATGCACGTACCGCTTTGAAAAACACCGTCCGATCCATCGCTTTTCTTCCTCCGCCGCCATTGATCATGTTGAAAAAAGTCGTGACGCTAAATCGATTTAAGTAATTTAAATCGTTTAAACCGTTTAATCTGCTGATTTACTTTGCCTTTGGGATGTGGAATTTGAAGAGGGCAGGATGATATTGCCCTTTCATCGAGGAGGTTCGCATGAACGCAGAGACCAAGATCCAGGCCGACGCCACCCGCGCGACCGTTCCCCAGCATATCCTCGACCGCTTCGAAAACGTGTGGCAGCAGATGCGCATCAACGCCTCCTCCACGCAAAAGCTGCCCACCGGCACCGACGACAAGCGCTGAACCTTCCATCCTGTTTTTTCGACCGGCAACGGCGCTGAGCGCGGAACCTTTCCGCGCCGCCACCGTTACCGGACGTTGCAAAAATCAAAGAGAGGATGCCCATGCCGGCCCAGCCAATTTCCCAGGCCCAGTTCGAACGCCTCGAAAGCGAATGGCGCCAGATGCGCGAAAGCGCCTCGGCCAGCCCCAAACCGTCCGCCGCCACGCCGCGCCAATAACCGCGCGTCCACCTCCTCTCGAGGGGGAGGGTCGGAGGAAGCTCCGGGGTGTTCTGTGCGCCCCTGAGCGATCCCCACCTGCGCGTTCTGCGTGCCCCCTCAAGGAGGACGTGGATCTCCCTCTTCTCCCCGCCGGGGAGAAGTGCCGAGCCTTGGCGAGGCGATGAGGGGGTGCGGCAGATTGAGGAGCAGCGGCATCCCCTCATCCGGCCCTGCGGGCCACCTTCTCCCCGGGGGGAGAAGAGGAAGAATGCCGTGCCGTCTCGCAATGGTCGTCATGGTGCGTTTTCTCTCTACCGTCACGCCTGTCCGCGGTTTTGCCCGGGTCGGCGGCCGTCCACCCTCCCCTTGAGGGGGAGGCAGATCAAATCCCCCTGACCCGCGGTTCGCCGCCGCCTTCCAGCATCAGCGCCGTCAG